CTCGCTCACCAAGGATAGGACTCACACGTGGTAAAACCACTCTTAGCTTACTCCGTCCAAAATGAGAGAATTTTAAGTGACAACATTACAATTTAAATGCGGGAGGTAGCACCTCACTAACAAGTATTATAAAGAGTACTTAAAATAGTGCATGGAGAATTTAAAGACGGATACTCTTCAGATCCTCACACCAAGCATGTTATGCATGTTGCGATTAACATCTTCTGCGGTGTGCCTTTCTGTGTTCTCCTCGTCTGTTCCAACGTTTCCATCCAGTCCAAATAAGCTTCGGGATTTGCCTCTGATAGCTGCTGCTTTCATTTGTGCGATTGCTTCCCTTGCCCTGACTGGAGTTTTAGATGTTACTCTATAGAAGTCGAAAGCGTAGCGCGCTAAACTATAGTCAGTCAAATTTCTAACCAAACCATAGCGCGGCATATACTTTTCGACAGCGTTACGCTTCTCTATATAAGCTTCACCTAATTCTGAAAAATGTGCCATTATCTGACGAAACGTTGGCTTAGCATTATCCAACACGGGCTTTAATGGATATGTGACTTGCTCGTCACCGTCCATCATTGTCCAGTAGCCTTGAAGGCTATCCGACACCCCGTTTTCGATGCACCAAACCATAAGACCATTGAGAACAATTTGCATTTGTTCATCGTTAAGTTCGTATGCCGCTTTCACGCCATCATACCAGAATTCAAATTGGTCTTGTGTTGATATTGTGTTTGAAATGTCATCTTGTGAGGGATTATATGCTATTAGATGGCCCAAGTTCACGACGCTTTGACCTCTAACCTTCGGCACACTCATTTTGGCAGCTATCTTTTGAAGACGTGGAACCGTGAAATTTCCAACTGTTCCTACGTTCACATCTTTGTCTTTTACAACTAATGAGCTTTCGCTACCTGATGCTCCACTAGTTGCAATTTCTTTACTGGGTTTCTGCGATTGCTTCTTTTGAGAACTCTCCCCAGCATTAAGAGTCTCATCCTTCTCCTCAAGCTTTGATTGGAAAGCACAGCTAAGCTTCTGTTCGCTATCGAATTCGTCAAATCTGTCAAGGTACAAACTTGAATATACTTCCAATTCCTTTTTATTAATCTTTCTCCCTGTGTACAATGTCTTAAAAGCCACTTCAGAAACATAAGGAGCTTTTCCTTGTGCACTGAGCTCGCTGTAAGGTGCTTGCCCCAAAACCCATAAATAGAATACTCGTATCCATCTAAGGAGTTCAGGATAGCCCCACGCCTCAATCATAGCAGCACACAAAGCTTCAAGTCTATGCGCTGGCTCAGAAGCTCTGTCCCACTCTAGTATCGAAACAATTCTCTCTTGTTCAAGCTTTGGAATGTACATACCTTCGTATAACATACCACAATGGGACATGAACCAGAGATCTTCTTTCTTTTGAGTCCTGACATAAAATGTGTACTTGAGACCTAGTTCAGCAAATCTAACACTAAAGTCATCAAGTATATGCTCTTTATCAGGTCTCACCGCTATGAGTAGGTCATCACCATTCGCAAAGAACCTGAAGTAATCGTCAATCTCTTCAGTACAATTGGTCTTTTCTAGTGCATAATACACTGCTAGAATGACCATCAGCGTATTATCGACCACTGTTGACGGTTGCCCACTATTGTTTCCTTTAAACTTCTTGACTATTGTACCATCGGGTGTGAGTATGGGAGTATAAACAATTTCTGTATACAAATTCTCAAGCATTGTTGCTCCAACGTCCCATTCTTCCATAAATTCTAAACGCATCCTCAGGACTGCGTTTATTAGGTATGGTGTTAAAGAACTGTCGAACTGAGAACCATCGGCATCACAGTAAATCCAACCATTTGGAAGGCTATTTAACAACTTATCCCACCCACCATAAAACTTGGTTATGCCAACTGTTGATGGTATATCCAAGTGTAGCGAGTAAAACTTATTATTAAAATCGTCAACACAAACTTTTCCTCCCAATAATGTGTCCAATGGTGCAGCTGTGAACGAGCGTGTCTTGTTCTCGATCACCTTTTCCATTGGCCTCAACTCTGCCTTGAGAGAACCATTCCATAATCCCATCTTGCCTTGATACAGTCGGTAAGAGCTTTCGCGCACCAACTGAGCGAATTCATCCATGGACATGTCCTTAAAGTAATCTGCCTTCTTGCCAGTGTATAAGGCTCCAACGGCTGCTTTCATGTTCAATGCTCTATATATCTCCGTTTCATCAGTTATATAGTTGCACAAATCCATGCCGTTTTGACCCAACATATCCACAACCTTTTGATATGCTCTCTCGAACGAACTCGTGTCCACTTGTCCAACGATAATCGGGTTTGAATATTTCATTAAGTCTTTAATGTATGCTTCTTTGTTTAAACGACTCTTTTGATATTCACCCATTAGAGGCCTGAAGAATTTAGCAGCTTGTTCATTTGTTGCAAGGAACACCTCAAAAAGTTTGCACTTCCCCTTAACCACATGCTTAGTAACTAAAGCGCTTGGTGCCTGAGCGACTGCTTGAATATTATTCTTAACAGATTCGTACATCCACTTGCGCTTCTCTGATGACTGGAATTCAGCGGTTAGGTCTTGGAGCAAACTCATAACTTTATTTGTTTTAAATGGTTCCTGCGGTGTGTCTTTCACAAGATCGATTCCATCCCAGTTCACCTTGTCAACGTTCAATCTCCAGTTCTTCGTCCATTCATAAGTATCTAGTTTGTTGAGATACTTCTCCTCAAAATGATCTGGAATGCTCGTGAATACGTTTACATCACCACTCACAGCCGTTAAGCTATGAATTCCGATGACAAATCCATCCTTAGTTGACACTAATGGATTCCCACAATGACCTGCAATTGTTGATATCCAATGCTTGTAGAAACCATCTGAACCAACTTTAGATATGCTGCTACTTTCAGATACAACACTCGAGCTGCTTTTCTCTTGGAAATTTGTTCCTACCATCACAATCTTATCCGCACTCATTGGATTTCTGAACCTTATCTTCCTAGGGAACACAGGGAAATCCTTGGGTAAACGTATAAGGAGTAGGTCATGTTTGTCAATTGGTAGCAACTTAAGCTGTGTTGTGTTTGGACACTTGAAGATACCATGTCGCGATTGAATGATTAATTCCCCATTATTCTGACGAAATAGGTGTTGATTTGTTATAATCACAGACCCATACCCAATTCCGTAAATCTTGCTAGTTGAGCTATCTGATTCGTTTGTCAGACGACAAATATTACTAGCAATCGGATTGTAATCGCGCATGCCATGCAACTTCAAAGAACTCTCAAACGTCATACCCTCACCTTCATTCTTCGCTGGTAAATCCGATGGATCAATAAGTTGTGGTGCTCCAGTTTGTCGCAAGGTACCCTCTCTTTCAGGAAAGCCCATAATTGTGTTGCACTTGTCGCTATACCTAAGAGGTACGTGAGGCGTCAGGTCAATCTTGAGAACTTTCTTCCCCAGGTCCTTCACGAAATAGGCTTCAACGACTTTGTTTGCATGATCATGCTGCCTGTCCAGCTCATCCGCCATAATCAAATCCTCTCTTATTTTCATGAAATGATCCGCCACCAACCCGATATCAGTTAATGGACTCTCATCAGTAGTTATGCCAGTTAGAGGATCAACGTATCGCGCGAACGAATAGTCAGTTGGCTCAAAGCCGTACATATTAATGAATCGCCGTGACTTAGCTCCCATTCCTTTGGCTGTTCCTTTGCCCTTACCCTTCTCTGTGTAACTAGTTCCGAAGTTCTCCGCCAGGGTCTCTTCATCTCCATGGAGTGTACGGTATTTCTTGTCTCGTTCACTTCTGAATTTCAATTTCTGTCTTTGACGCTTATTCTTTGCCTGAAACAAGAATTTACCGTCACATGATTGCTTGAAATATGTCCAAGCCATCCACGCTCCACCACCCAATACACCAACTGCAATCAACGCATCGTGAGCTAACAATGTCTTATTCCAATGGCCTTTGAGTGCCAGATGTTCGCTCATAGTTCTTTCATCTTCAAATTGCAAGCAGTCAAGAGCACCGTAAGAACTTAAATCAGCGATTTTTGAATAATCACTATTCAAATTCTTAAATTCCATCAACTGAGCTCGCACAGTCCGTAAAACACTGATGTTCTCAACTGTGTAATTACTAGTGTGTCGTGCTCTAATTGATTGCATGATGCTTGATAAAGAAAATGAATTTGAGGAACATGAAATATCAGACGCATGTGCAAAATACTCACTCTTCTTAACTTCAGCCTCAATGAGTTTATCTATAATTTTAACAGTGCGCTGTAATGACGCAGGGTCAGTTTGCAAAGTGTATGCAATCTTACAAGCGTTCACTGTCGCTATTCTAGAAAAACCTGCATCAGCCTTGAAATCAATACAAGCTTTATATATATCAGCATGCAATTTGTCTGGTATATCCTTAGCGTGGAACGGTATCTTGACGTGATCTTCAAGATCCATCTGAACTCCAACATGCTTATACTCACGGCACGTCAACCAATAACTCATAACCCTATTTGGTATAGCCATTTTATTTAGAACTATGTCAGAATCCCTCAATTTATAGCTCTTAAGCAAATTGTGAATTACTGGATGCATACTCCCATCAAAACGTACCAAATTGACCATATACATTATTGGAAGCTCAAATATCAACATACTCTTAGCCTGTGCGACCGTGCATTCTGATAAAAGATTTGGAGTGACACCCTCCATCATGACAGGTAGACCATAAGAGAAGCTGTAAAAGGCGGCCTCAGTTGCAATTGCTGTTGGTGTTTTGGATATTCCTTTTTCAGTCACTCCAATTCTTAAGGCTTTCCCAGGTTTGTGTCTCCCTACACGTCCAAGTCTCTGTATTCGCTCCCCATAGGAGACGGCGCATTTGTGATAACGCAGCATCCTATTATCTACATCAAGTTGTGGAACAACCTTAGTTCCGAAATCAACGACACCTTCAATGTCAAGAGTCACTCCATTCTCTATGATGTTTGTTGCAACAATGAAGTGTTTCTTTGATTGTGAACCTTTAGTTTCAATGTCTGATTTGTTCGTACGCATTGTTCTACCATCAACTTTTGTGACAATGTATCCTTTATCGAGCAGGAGCTTTGACAACTGGTCAACTTCATTGTAGCTTGCAACATACACAAGTATATTATCACAATCTACTGTCATATCCGCATTAGTGCCAGTTCCTTGCCTCTCCACGAATTGAGTAAAAGATAACTGTTCTTCTATTTTGAGATCTACAGGGAATTGGGTTGTGAACTCTGTCTCTCTACCTGGTGGCGTTGCAGATGCCTTAATGAATTTTCCTTTGTAATCATGCTCATGAAGTAGACATGAAAAAGCAATAGCATTTGCATCATGTACGTGGCATTCATCCATTATCACAAATTCGTATTCCGACAATCTTGACGAGTTGTTAGCAAAATAATGCAATGCATAACCGCTGGTCATTATTGTTATGGGTGATGATCCATAGTAAGTTGTACCACGCATCATCAATACGGGATTCGAGTGAAAAGGTGCACACTTTAATTGCTTGTAGACATTTTCAGCCAATGGTTTTGTTGGTTCAAGAACTAACACTTTACCTCGACTGCTCAGGTAAAAAGGTAAACCAGTTGATTTTCCTGATCCCACGGCACCGCGGACTAGTATGTCATGATGGCTTTCGTGGGCTATCTGAGCTGCAACTGTGCTTGCTGTGTTTCTGGTGAATTCCATGAAATAGCCCTCCGTTCGATAGTGGGATATCACATTGTTATTTCGAAGTTGGTTGTCCCACCATTTACTAAAAGTTGTCTGACTCCCTCTTAGTTGTATGTTGTTGTCGTCCTCAACCTCAAAATCAATGAATCCCTTTTTATCCTCTAATAGATCTACGGGTGCATCCAATGCTTGGAATTTGAAATTGTCTTGGTTCATTGTGTTTATAACACCTTTGAGTTTATTAAGTATCTTATAAACACAATCACTTCGCTCTTGATCAAACACCATCATTATGAGAGCAACCGTGGCAATCACCTTCTCTAATTGAATCATCTCGTTGGATTTAGCTTGAAATTCATATCGATCTTCAAACTCCTCAGAGAATACATCAACAAGTCTTGGGTCAGTTCTATCAAGGACGCACTTAAACTCTTCAACTGTTACAGAGCCATCTCTCGTTGCCTCCACATGTAGTGCGATTATCCGTTCACAATCTTTATCCCTCTGTTGTTCGATTGCCTTCTTCTTAAGTAGCCTATAATCACCCACGTGTTTACTTAGGTGATTCAGAATATTAAGAAGCAAGCTAAACACGAGTAACACATTAATAAAGTTTGTGATGTCAGGGAACGCCATTCTGCATAAGTTAAATGAAGCAACCAGTGTCTGTCGTGCCATTCTGGCGCATTTCCTTTTTGCACCATCTCTAGCTCTACAGATTTGATTGTGCATTCGTGTCTTGAATCTTTTTGATGAGGATTGTAGTGATGCGTTTAATCTGCCTCTGAGCCCTGTTTTTCCTTGTCGGACATGTATATTTGAAAACAGTCGCTGCACACTCCATGACCGCTTTATTAATACATATTTTTCCAACAAGCTTAGTTCTTGCCAACACTGATCTAACTCGCTTGCCGAGATTTTTTCCATAATGACTTGGTTAGCTTTCCGATATGAGTAATAACCAAGTTCCTCCATGCTCTCGTCTGTTGATAGTCCTTCAACAACTCTTGTCAGGTATGTGTTGACACTGTGCAGTGAGTGTGTAGGCTTCTGCAATTTCTCTGTGAGTTCCAACATTGAAGCAGCACTCTGCTCAAGTATTTCAATTTGAACCGCTACTGCTCTCGCTGCACTCACTTTCGATGCCAATATTGATAACAAAGCCATCACGTTAGCAACATCCATGTCCTTGTTCATCCAGTACCATGTAGCTCTTTCCAATGACCCACTATTGAATAAAGCCATTATGACCGATGGCGATTGCATCGCCAAAACCACCAAAAACGGCTCATCCTCGATGATGGACTTCATAAGGTTGGGCTTATAAATGCATTTGATCAATGTTTTGAATTCAGTTGCAATCATGTCGCCTGGTTTGCTCTTCCCACCAACCTTGTAGAATTTCATCTCCGATTGAAGATCATCGCTAGCGAATTTAATAAGTTGTGACACAATGTTCGCCTTTAAAATGTGATATCCAGATGTAATTGATCCATAAGAGTCCATCACGTGCATAACACCTAATTCATGATCCACTAAAATTCTTGGAAGTTCTGCACTCAATGTATCTGGAAACCATACAGACAAAAACCAGCATGCCGTTGCGACATCCATCAGAGTTGGCCATTGTCCGAGTTTTGGCATGATCTGATCTCTGACCATCTTTGTAAAGTCCTTTGAGCGTTCCTCCGACACATTCACCAACATAGCAAAGAAAATGTTTATATGACAATAACCATCCTTTGCTATGTACATAGATCCAGTGTCTTCTGATGGAAGCTCTATGTACTTTGCTGCTTCGAAGTTGCCAATTACAAGATGATGTTTAGTTGGCATTCTAAAGTCAGAGTGTAATGCATTACCAAGTTCGTCTGTGGTGCAACAGCATGGATAGCAAAAAGCATCATTCAACCGTGACACGCAATCAGGTCCAATCTGTTTGTGCTCAATTTGCTTGCCTTTCATTTGATCCCTAAATGCCTCGAAATTGGTCGGTACGATTAATCTGCCTGTCGCAAGCTCCCTTTTTCCATTGGGAACTGTGCGATAAGAAAATCGTTCATACCCATCAGAAGGATTGATTATCGAGAAGTAATTTGATAAGAAGCGCCGTGCATGATAAGCTCGCTGGCCCCATATAAAATTAGCATTCTTGTCCAGTTGGTTATCGCACATCAAATCGAGATTTATGTGAGTCTTTGATGATATCTTATTACGGAACTTGCTCAAATCATTACGCTTAAATGAATCCGTTCTATTACGCAGATACCGTACAATTTCGAGCAATTTATCACTCGCATTTCCAATCTCTTCATTGCTAACTGACCCGTATCTCAAGAGGATTTCGTTGATTGCACGCACATGAGTGAATGGTGCATCATGTAATAGAGCCGTTGCTTTTGATATCTCCTCGCATGTTTCAATTTTCGGGTTTCTTGAATCGAGCGAAGCCTTGAAATCCTCTAATATTTCCACAGAGTGTTTGAACTCGGGGTATGAGATTCTAAGAGCCATAATCGCGCGATCAATGAACCCTAACATCCTGTCTGCCCTTTCTGCTCTGCTCATGTGACAATAATTCTCTACGCACGTCTTGCAAGTGATCCTATTGCAAGGGAATAGTGCTAGAGTCATTAATGCCATTACCGAACCACAGCTAGCTACATTGAGATCTGAAGTGCATTGGTGATCTACTTGGATTGAACCTTTATTATCTAAAAATGTACGATTAAACCCCTCCCAAAACTTCTCACCTGTCGAAAATTCCAGTATGTGATTCAATTCATATTCCGTCAAAGTTTCACGTGCATCCACGAGGACGGCAAGGCCATTCTTTACAATACTGCCCCTTACCAAAAAGATGTCATCAATTTGATTGTGCAACTGAGGTAATGTGTCCTGTTTAAGGACCAGACCGCTGTGTCCTGGTTTCATGCATAAAACTTCAAAATCATAAAAATCACGTGCAGTTCGTTGACATACTCGCCTCATCAAGTCATTCAATTGTATGTCTTTGTTACTCTTTTTCCCATTCATATGATCCAGTATGACATGAAAGCCCCATGCATCTCTGTGTTGAATGTGCTTGCCAAAGTTAGTTTTTGACTTCTCATCACTAACTTCAACCATTAGTCTCTTCTTCTTGCAAATAGCCATTAATTGCGTGACTAAGTGGTTGAACGCGCGCTCTCCTTGTATTCTCTTGGGTTGCTTCGTCTTTTTCTGAATCTTCTCTGACTTGCGCCAATAAGGAGATTTAAAACTCACGCTCTCAGCTGTTGTGCGCGACAGATTGCTTGTGGCCTCTCCAACAATTGGAAAGTCCGCCATTTGGTTGTCCCAATCATCTACTGCTTCCACCTTCTTGCTAATTTTGCGTGTGCTTTTGAGGTGTTTCCTCTGCCTTCTGAAACGCATCGTGATTTCCTTATTTATTCGAGCTTGATGCGCTTCCATTTTCTCGGTGAAAACTTTACCACGTACGTGTTGGAGAGCCTTCTTTACGCTCTCATCATATGCTGACACCATCCCTTGGCCAATTGCGTGGAGGTCCTGTGGTGTAAAACATTTAAGATCAGTTTCACATGTGGTGTTGTTTGTGGATTGACGAGTGAGCACGACTTTATGTTCAGGATGGGTGCTAACACTTGCTTGCTCCATATGTTGGATTGATCTTTCCTGCGTGTTCTCCACGGGTCTCTGATGATACGCCCCTTGTTTATACGAATTGTAGGAGAGACTTCCAAAAAGTAGATCAAAGTCTTCACTCTTGCTACTGACCACTTCTTGCAGGGCTGGAAAGCAGCTTT